AGGTTCGTTACTGTTCCAAGACGGAACGAGAATGTCCGTGCGCCGCACCGGGGATGTGCTAATAGGAAGGCCCCCCTACTCAGGCTCACGGGATGTGACGTTTCGTGGAGATCCCAAGCTGGCAAATGCCGACCCTTACTGCGTAACGCGCATGTGACGCAAGACCCGCCCAGGCGGGTTTTTTTTCGCCTGGAGAATAGTATGGCAACCCGATCACTCGGCACTTTAACGCTCGATCTGATCGCCAGGATAGGCGGTTTTGAGCAGGGCATGGACAAGGCGGGGCGGGTCTCCCAAAAACGGCTTGGCGAGATTCAGAAAAGCGCTGAAGAAGTTGGTAAAAAGGTAGGCACCGCGCTGGCGGCGGTGACGACTGCGACGCTCGGCGTGGGCACCGCATCGTTGTTGATGCTGAAGAATACTGCCGAGAACACGGCAGAGACCGAAAAATGGGCCAAGTCCCTGAATATAGGGGTAGGGGTTCTTCAGCAATGGCAGTACGCCGCAGAACGCGCCGGGTTAAGCGGCGACAACATGGCCGACATATTCAAGGATATCGGTGACAAAATAGGTGATGCGCTTGTCACTGGCGGCGGCGAGGCAATTGATGCACTTAAAAAACTGGGGTTGGAAGCAGAAAAACTAGCCGATCTTTCGCCAGACAAACAGCTGCTGGCAATTGCCGACGGCTTGAAGAAGGTAGGCTCGCAATCTGAAAAAATTAATATCCTTGAAAGTCTGGGCAACGACCTGTCGCGCATGCTTCCACTGCTGGACAACGGTGCCGCGGGTCTCAACAAGTTCATTAAGCAAGCCAGCGATTTCGGTATTGCTATGGATCCCGTCCAGATTGCCAACTTGGTTAAAGCGAACGAACTTATCAAGGATCTTGAGGCTCAAGCCAGAGGGCTCCGCAATGAGTTCGTGAGCGGCCTTGCTAACGTGAACCTGAGCCCCCTTCAGGATTCGTTGGATGGCCTTCGAGACATAATCACCGATCCAACATTCCAGCAAAATATGTCTGATCTGGCGAGCTGGGTAGTCAAACTGACAGGAGCCGCAGCCCTTGGCTTGGCTAAGTTGCCTGATGACCTCAAAAACTTGGCTAACCAGTATCAAATATTGAAAGCACAGATCACTGGGACAGATAAAGATAGGCACTTGGCAGGCGTCGCCAGAGAGCAGCAGTTAAACGACAACCTGGCGTCGTATCAATCGACCAATGGCGGCTTGAACAAGCTGGTAACCAACCCAACGCTGGCTGTTGGCGATCTGTTCGGCCAGGACCTTGCCGCCGCTAAACAAGCATCCGACCAGCGCCTGGCAAGCTATAAGGCCTACACCGACCAGATGGGCTGGTCTGAAAAGAAAACGAAGGATCTTGCTGTCGCGACAACAGTTCTAAATGAGCAGGAAAAGAAGGTAACTGAAAGCCGGAAAGGAGCATCGGGTATAACCCTAAAGCTCCTTGATTCTTATGACAAACTCGACAAATTGCAGGGGGATCGAGCGGCGCTGGTCGCTGCAATGTCGAAGGACCCGGAAAACCTTGAGCGTTACAAGCGGGCGCTCAGTGATATCGACAAGCAGATCGCGTCATTGGATGGAACGACCAAATCGGCCACCGAGGCGCAGCAGAAATTCAAGCAGATCCAATCAGAAGTTGAAGCGCTGCAGATGCAGGCCAAGCTACTTGGCTTGTCGAGCAAGGAGGCGGCCCTTCTGCAGCTTTCCCTGAAGGGCGCAACCCAGGCGCAATTGGCTGCCGCCGATGCTGCACTCGCGGCGGTCTCGGCCTACGAGGATCAAACTAAGGCCCTTGAAAATTACAAGTCGCTGGTCGCGGATCTGATGACGCCTGCTGAAAAAGCAAATACCCAGCTTCGCGACAGAATCAAGATTTTGAAGGAGGCCAAGGTAACTGGTGATGAATATGCCAAGTCACTCGAGCGGATCAGTTCTGCGACTGTCTCAAAGGCGCCCGAGTTCGGAGGTCTTGATGCTTCGGTTAACGGCCCGGCCGGCGAGTTAGTAAAAGTTGTAGCGGCTCAAGGTGAACTGGAAAAGTGGCGCGAGGATGAGCTTCAGCGGCAACGGGATTACCTTGATGAAAAGCTGCTGAATGAGCAGCAGTACGCCGACAACGTGTACGACATCATGCGGCAGAGCAACGATCGCCAGCAAACGCTCCAGGCGTCTTGGCGAGCCGCGACGATCGGTACATTTGCCACGGTGACGGGCGACGCCGCTGACATGTTAAAGGAGCTCGGCGGGGAGTCATCCGCTGTCTACAAAGTTATGTTTCTGGCTTCGAAGGCAGCAAGCATCGCCCAGGCAGTGATAAATACGGAGCTTGCGGCTGTGAGAGCCCTCGCAGAGTTGGGGCCCATTGCCGGTCCGCCGATGGCGGCTACCGTGCGCGGCTTGGGCTATGCGTCGGTGGGAATAATGTCCGCCACCGCTATAGCTGGTATGGCTCACAACGGCATAGACAACATCCCCAAAGAGGGGACGTGGTTGCTTGACGGCGGCGAGCGTGTTTTGAACCCGAATCAGAATAGGGACCTAACGAAGTTCCTCAACGACTCTCAGCCTAGTGGATCTTCGACCAGTGGCGGCGCATCAATCAGCATCAGTGCGCCTATCACGGTTCAGGCACAGAAGGGCATGAGCGATCAGGAAGCCCAGCAGCAGGGCGAATCCATGGGCCAGGCATTTACCGCCGAGGTTATCCGCATCATTCAAGGTGAGACGTTGCAAGGCGGCGTTCTCTGGAGGCGTGTGTGATGGCTGAAACCTTCACTTACTGCACGCGGGTCGGTGCCGCTGGCGACATTGCCCAGCGGACCTGGGAGAACGAGTTCGGCGACGGATACGTCCAGGCCGGCGGCATCGGCATCAACACGAAGTCGCAGTCCTGGGACATCAGCGCCGTCGGGCGTTTTCTCCCAGGTGATGATCTGCTGGGGATTCGGGATTTCCTCGATCGCCACGAGGGCTACAAATCATTCCTCTGGACGCCCCCGGGTGGCACGCAGGGCAGATACAGCGCCAACGGTTACAGACTGAGCGCCGGCGGCGCGGGATTGATCACGCTCAACGCCACCTTCAAACAGGTCTATCGGCCCTGACCTACCTCGACCACCAGCCCCGCCCCGTGCGGGGTTTGTTGTTTCTGGAGCCTCATGAATTACAACAGCGATATCCAAAAGCTCGAGCCGGGCAACCAAATCCGGCTGTTCGAGCTCGACGCTACGCGTCTGGGTGCCAACCTGTGGCGGTTCCACAGCCACGCCCAGGAGGGCGACATCATCTGGCAAGGGCAGCTGTATTCCCCGCTCCAGATCACGGCCAAGGGATTCGACATCCGCGGCGATGGCCGGCCGGCATCCCCGACCCTGCAGATTGCCAACGAGCTTGGCGGCGTGCGGGGCGCAATCACTGCCCTGTGTTTGCAATTCAGGGACTTGGCGGGGGCGAAGTTCACGGTCATCGAAACGTTCCGGCATTACCTGGACGCAGCGAACTTTCCTGACGGCAACCCCACGGCGAGCAACCAGAGCAGGCGAAACCTCTGGTACATCGAGCAGAAGACGGAGGAATCCTTTGACTCGGTGACCTTCGCCATGTCGAGCCCCACGGACATGGAAGGCCAGATGCTGCCGTCGCAGCAGATCACCAAGCTTTGCCGTTGGGCGTGCCGTGGCGGCTACCGCGGTGAGGCCTGCGCTTACACCGGTACCGCCATGTTCACCAAGAAGAACGAGCCCACCGACAACCCGGCCTTGGACCAGTGCGGCGGCTGGTGGAGCAGTTGCAAGCTGCGGGCAAATACACGCCGGTTTGGCGGTTCCATGGGCGCAAGCCTGATTGCAAGTTCGAGGTAACCCATGCGCATCAACCAAAAATTGCAGGACGAGATCCGCGCCCATGCGGAGCGCGCCTATCCGGGCGAGGCGTGCGGGCTGCTGGTCAAAACCGCCGCCGGCCGCCAGTACGTGCCGTGCACCAACCGGGCGAAGTCGGCGCGGGAAAATTTTCAGATCGACGAGCGTGACCAGGCCGCGGCCGAGGACCTGGGCGAAGTGCTCGCCATTATCCATAGTCACCCGGACAAGGCTCCCACGCCGAGCATGGCCGACCGCGTCAGTTGCGAGTTGCATGAGCTGCCCTGGGGCATTGTAGGTTGGCCGGGTGGGGAATTTGCCTGGTTCAAGCCCGCTGGCTTCCAGGCGCCTCTGCTGGGGCGGGATTTCTCCCATGGCCTGCTGGACTGCTGGGGCGCGTGCCGCGACTGGTATGCGCGCGAGGCGGGCCTGCAGCTACCGAACTTCGAACGCCAGGACCTGTGGTGGGAAGACGAAGGCGGGCCGAGCCTGTACGAGGACAACTTCAAGGCCACAGGCTTCTACCAGGTGGAGACGGCGCAACGTGGCGACATGCTGGTGCTCCAGGTGCCGACCCCGGGACGGCCGTGTTTCCATCCGAACCACGCGGCGATCTACCTGGGCGATGACCCATCGCTGGCCAGCGAGCCCGCGCCGGCCCTAGGCGGATCTGGACCTTTCATTTACCACCACATGCCCGGTCGCCTGGCCAGCCGAGAGGTCTATGGCTGGTCCATGGCCAACCGCGTGAAATTGATCCTGCGTCACAAGGACTACCGCCCATGACCATGACGACCATCAAGTTGGGCGGCGTGCTGGGCAAGCGCTTCGGTCGACAGTATCGGCTTGACCTGCACGGGTTCCGGGATGCGATGAATGCGCTGTGCGTGATGAAGCCAGGTTTCGAGAAGTTCCTGCGCACCGCCGAGGAAAAGGGTTTGGTTTTCGCTGTGTTCATCGACGAGCGCAACGTCGGCGAGCAAGAGCTTGACCTGAAGGGGGGCGGCGCCCAGGTAATCCGGATCATGCCGATCATCCAGGGCAGCAAGTCGGCGGGGATATTCCAGACCGTTCTGGGAGTGGCGTTAATTGTCGCCGGCCTGTTCACGGGCGGCACGACGACCGGTCTCGGCATGGGCCTGCTGGTCGCCGGCGCTGGCGTCGCCTTGGGCGGCGTGGTGCAGATGCTTTCGCCCACCACCAAGGCCAACACCGCCGACAAAAACGAGGACGGCAACAACCCAAGCTATGGCTTCGGCTCGGCGGTGACCACGATCGCCCAGGGCAACCCATACCCGCTGCTGTATGGCGAGCGTGAAATCGGGGGCGCCGTGGAGTCAGGGGGGATCTACACCCAGGACAACGTCTAATTCTTTTTTGGAACACCCAACCCGCTTCGGCGGGTTTTTGCATTTTTGGAGGAGCGCATGAGCGCAGTTGCAAAGAAGGCCCGGGCTGTCAGGGGGGCGAAGGGCGGCCAATCGAAGCCGAGACAACCGAGCATTGCGACCAACAGCGTTCCATCCCTGGCCACGGCCCGGCTGGTGTACATCTGGAGCTGGGGCCCGATTGTCGGCCCGGTTGATGGTTTGCGCTCCGTCAGCCTCGACGGTACGCCCATTCAGGCCCAGGACGGCACCATCAACTACCCAGGTGTGAAGTGGCAGTTTCGTTCCGGCGAACTGAACCAGGCTCGCCTGGAGGGCGTCACCGAGTCGAGCAATGAAATTGCCGTGGGCCAGGAGCTGCGCACCAACACGCCGTGGCTGCATAGCATCAACAACTCGATGATCGACGCGACGCGGCTGCGCTTCAGTTGGCCAACTCTTCAGCGTCAAGACTCCAGCGGCAACATCAACGGCGTTCGCATTGATTACGCCGTGGACGTTTCCACGGACAATGGCCCGTATGTCACGGTGCTGACGTCCTTCGTCGACCGCAAGAACGTCACCAAATATGAGCGATCCCACCGAATCGAATTGCCCGCCGGCAGCCAGTGGACACTGCGCGCCCGGCGCCTGACGCCGGAGGCGAATAGCTCGCTGGTGCAGGACAGCATGTTCGTCGAGGCTGTCGCCGAGCTGGTCGACAGCGACCAGGAATACCCGCTGACATCTGTCGGTTGTATCGAATACGACGCCCAGCAGTTCGGCGGCGATATTGCCAAGATCGCGGTGTTTATGCGTGGCCGCATCGTGCGCGTGCCGACCAACTACGACCCTGAGACCCGGACCTACGCCACCGCTGGTTCAGGCACCAGCGGCGGAATCTGGGACGGGACATTCAAGGAGGCGTACACCAACAATCCGGCCTGGGTTTTTTATGACTTGGTGCTGCACCCCTATTACGGCCTGGGCGAGCGTATCGACGCGACCATGGTTGATCGGTGGTCGTTGTACCGTATCGCCCAGTACTGCGACCAGATGGTGCCAGACGGCAAGGGCGGCCAGGAGCCGCGGTTCACCTGCAACCTGTATTTTCAGAAGCAGGCCGAGGCCTATGCCGTTCTCCAGGACCTGGCCTCAATCTTCCATGGCATGGCCTACTGGGACGGCAGCCAGATCGTCGTCAACGCAGACATGCCCGGCGACCCGGCATTCAGCTACAGCCCGTCGCAAATCCTTAACAACGGCGCCATCAAATACGACGGCACCCGCTGGCGCGATCGGCACACTGCCGCGATGGTTTCCTGGGACAACCCGGACCAGGGCTACGAGACCGATAAGGAGCCGGTGTTTGATAACGAGGCGCTGAGCGAGCTTGGCTCCGTGCGTGAGCTGAGCGTCGAGGCGTTCGGCTGCACTTCCCTGGGCCAGGCCCAGCGGGCGGGTCAGTGGGCGTTGATGACCGAGCAGCTGCAGACCCGGGGCGCGACGTTCCGGGTGGGCCTGGACGGCGGCATTCCAAAGCCCGGCCAGATTATTGCCGTGGGCGATCCGATGCTTGCCGGCCGTGCGAATGGTGGGCGTGTCTCATCTGTCGTCGGCAAGGTCGTGACGCTCGACCGTGACGTGGTCATCCCGACCGGTGCGCGCCTTTACCTAAACCTGCCCAGCGGTAAATCTGAGGCGCGCGTTATCAGCGCCGTGAGTGGCCGCGCTGTCACCGTGGCGGCGAACTACAGTGAGGTGCCCGAGCCTGAATGCGGCTGGGTGATCGACTTCGACGACCTGAAGGTCATGCAGTTCTACGTGCGCAACGTCACCCGTCCTGAGTGGCACCAGTACCAGCTAGAAGTGATCCAGCACGAACCGAGCAAATTTGACGTGATCGATCACGGAGCCGTAGTTGATCCGCGCCCGATCAGTGGTATTCCAGTCGGCACTCAGGACGCGCCGGCCCGGGTGCTGATCAGCCAGCATGTGGTCGTGGAGCAGGGCATCGCGGTCACGTCCATGAGCATCGCCTGGGACGCAGCGCCCGGCGCGGTGGGGTATGACGTTGAATGGCGGTGGGGCGCCCGGGAGTGGATCAAGGTTCCGCGCACCGGCGAGCTGATGGTTGATGTGCGGGGGATCTACTCGGGCCAGTACATGGCCCGGGTGCGCGCGGTCAGCGCCATGAACGTCTCTTCCATTCCGACCTCCTCGGCCCTGACTGATCTTGAGGGGAAGACCGGCCTGCCGCCGGCGGTTTCGTTCCTGACGGCAACTCCGCTACTGTTCGGCATCTACCTGAAGTGGGGCTTCCCCGCTGGCGCCGAAGACACCCAACGAACCGAAATCTGGTACGGCCCAACCACCGATCAGGAAGCATCGACCAAGCTCACCGACCTGGCGTACCCGCAAAGCGACTTCTCCCTGCTCGGCCTGGCCGCTGGGGTGACGTTCTATTTCTGGGCGCGCCTGGTGGATCGGATCGGCAACATCGGTCCATGGTATCCGGTAGGGATCGGCGTACAGGGGCAGTCCAGTTCAGAAGCGGCACCAATCCTGGAAATGATCGCCGGACAAATCGGTCGCACTGAGCTGGGCCAGGACATTATCGACGAAATCGACAAGATTCCAGGGCTTCAGGATCAGATCGATTCCCTCGATGGCCTGTCCGCTTATAAACCGGCCGAGGTGTATCAGCCAGGACAGATGGTAGTCGAGGGCGGGCGCATTTATCAGGCTACCGAAGA